TTGCCGACTGATGAGCCTGTAGCAGTGGCAATAGTAACTGTCTCGCCTGTGCCAAACGCATCAGCTATAACTCTTTGATAATTTGTCGGTGCTGCTGCAGTTTCAACTTGCGCACCCCAAACAAACATATGACTATCCGCAACGCCTTGGTAACTGATGTTGCTTGATGTTGAATCAATCATTCTAATCTGAAGATTATGTGTACCGCTTGAAGCAGTTGTCACAGTTATAGATACACGATACCATCCATTACCGACACTCTTAACCGAGGAAGCAGCTAATGTGCCGCCAGTAGAGATAGTGGAACCGTTTTGAAGATTAACTTTAAGAACGTGGTTGGTGTTATTCGTAACGAACCTGAGCGCAGCGTTTCGAGTAGTCGAACCAGCCTTTAAGTGGACTGAAAAAGAATATGCTGTGCTGTTTTGTAAAAAAGATGAAGCGATAGTTATAAGGTGTGAACCATTGCTAGTGTCTTCAATCATCTTATCAGCTGTTACAGTTCCATCTGGTGCACGTGTTTGGTTTGCTGTTACTGTGCTTCCTGTTTTTGTCCAGTATGCATTATCAAACTGTTCTGAGTAGTTTACACGGTTGTATATACTACTAATAAACTTCCTGTATCCTTCAGTAAGAAACCATGCATCACCAACTGTGGCGTCTGTAACTGACGTGACTGTCGCATTCGCACCACTAGAAACACCGAATAATGACGATCCTTGAGCAATAGCTGATGTGCTCGCTATATTAAGAGATGAGCCTATATTATCTCTATAGTTTTGTTTAGTTGTGACCTCAGTTGGTTCAGGAAACCCTATAGTTGGTGCGCCAATAATAGTATTGGCAAATGTTGACATCTGCCTCACGCCATAATCAGCATTGATAACTGTTGGACCAAGAACACCAAAGAGATTGTTCGCACCAAGCAATGTGACGTTTTGCGATATAGCGAATGTGTCAGAGATATCAGTTGTGTCTACCGAGAAGGAAGCTGGAGTATCACCGTCGCCACCAAAAATAGCGACTTTCGTGCCACCCTCGTTAGCAGCTGTCGATGAGGCTGTGTATCCAGACCCACCTTCTATGATACTGAATGTTAGTGATCCCCCAAGATCGACTGTATCTGTAACAACAACCTTACCAAAGTCACCTATCTTATCTGATTCTATATTAACAATATCACCAGCCTGATACTTTGCACCTGCCGCAACAATCTCGATCGTGCTTATACCAGCCTCTACTATCGTAGAGTATGCAGAACCGTTATTGTTATCTGACAATAATCGAATAGGTTCTAAATGGTTGAATGATCCTTTGATGTTTGATAAATTAATTTGCATCAAATCTCTGCCACGAACAACGCGACCAACGACATCTTCTACAAGTGCCTGTGCGTTCGATTCGGTGCCAACTACAGTCTTACCAATAAAATTATAATTTTTCTGGTTATAAGATGTAACCAAGTAACGATCAAGTTGCCAATCACCATCTGACACTTTGAGCATCTGATCGGCTGGATAATTAACTTCTACGTCTTCATTGTAGATCGCTCGAAATAGAAGTTTATATGATGCAAGAGAACCACGTGTCTCATTATAATACTTGATATATTTCGCCATGAGTCTCTTGTCTGAGAGAACATCATAAGGAACAGAGGGAAGCAATGTTTCTTGGAAGTGCGATAGATATTCATCAAGCGTTGTGTTTATATCTTTATAATCTTCGAGAGACTGTATGGCATCAGTCAGCTTACCATTTTGTTCCATGTACTCATAGTAGCCTTCTATGAATGCAAGGAAATTCTGACCATCTTCCTTAAAAAATTCAGGAAACTGATTAGCAACTTGTGATGATAACTTTGCCTTTATAGTCATTAAACTTGCTCACCGTTTACGGTTATATTAGCATTGGCTGAATCTATGATCAATATCTGTTCTCTCAGAGAAACAACATCAAAAGTTTTTGTTAGAGCTGACAGCTTAACTTGTATATCTGAAAATGCTGTTGGTGCGAAGTTTTTAATTTCTATCGCCCCTGTGTCATAGTCGACTGTCCCTGCCGAAGAAACAATGTTGATTTTCACCTTTTCTGCACTAAATCTGAATATGTCAATATTACCTAAACCATCATCACCTAAGTATGCAGCGAAACCATTGTAAACGAATTCTGTAGAGAGTATTGAATTTTCTCGTAAGCCATTATTGAATTTTAATTTGATGTTTGTTGCAACATTAATGTCAGGAACAAATCTCTTTTCGATCCGAATGCTCGCATCAGTGTTGAGTATTGCGCCTTCAGAGGTGTTATCCAAAGCTCGGACAAACCTTGAGTATCGAAGTTTGTTGCCAAACCTTTCAAGACTATTTGTTGAGAATGATTCGATAGAATCTCTGATGTTAGCCGATATCGCATCATCAGTTAGAGTTGTTCTTGTTAAATCATAGTTCACTGTAACTGTAGGCACAAGGTATGTGTAATCTGCATCAATGATTATAGGATCAACAGCTAATGGTGTTCTGTCTTTGATTGAATCCCGCAATCTCTGCTTTCTTGTTATGGTCGCAAACTCTTCATTAAATGGCTTGACAGCAATATACACTTTACCATATGTTGGTGGATCAAATTCCTCTCCACCAAAAGCAATCACTGATTGTAGGTCTGAATTTTCAGATAGTATAATTCTATCGTAATCATTCGCGACCACAGCTCTGTTCTGCGTCTGGAAGTTTTTGGGAGCATTGAATTTGATAGACTCAACGCTTTCTTGTGAACGTCCACCAGATGCTTTACTGGGAACCGAAGAGATTGTTATTGTTGGTGTTGGGGTTAAGCCTGTAGAAATACTCTCAACTGAAAATGTGCTTGTGCCATCAGTTGCTCCGCCATTACAAACAAGGTAATCTGCGATTATTATATTTCCTGCGCTTATGGATTTACCAAGACCGCCTTGACCAAAAACAATCTCATATTTACCATCAGCAGTTTCTTCCAAAAAGAATACTGGAGAAGTGGTGAATACTTGATTGACATTTGTTGCTCTTGTAAATTCCGTCACAGTCGAATCTGTAGATGAGGTTTGCACCTTAACTGATATACTTGAGGTGTCAACGCCAGTGTTCGGTATGATATATCTTACTGGATTGGAAGCACTAGCTGTCCATGAGTGAGATAATGGCTCACCTTCTTTAATTGTGATTGTTTTTGTGAACGTGTTTGTTGTTGACCGCCCAACCTCAACCGCTTGTGGTGTGACGTATGTGTATGTCACATCGTCAATTGTTGTTGTAAATTTAGAGTTCTTTGGTATTGTTATTTGGGGTACAGAGGCATCAACGTTTGTGAAGTTTATTACAACTTCCGCTTGAGAACCGATAGCAGATGCGGGCAAGTAACCCAATTCTTTGGCGCGAGAAACAACTGAATCTCTTTGCTGTGCAGTGTCCAAGAACATCTCATTGGCGACCATATTCAAGTAATATGCATTGTAATGCGTATTATAAGCCAGAACATCAAGAAGGACTGACATAGCAGAACCTTCAAAGTTGTAATCTGAAAACTTATCCTGAGAAGATAGATACGTTTTTAAATTCGTTCTGATCTCTTCAAAATCTAATTCTGTAACTTTTAAGTATGTGTTTGCTGACATTACCTGACTCTTTCTAATATGACGTCTAATACGACTGGATTCGGATCATTAATTACCATGAATGCCACAGATATGATTAATGAATGGGACTCTCTATTTTCTTCAACTAATACCTCAATTACATCAGCTCTTGGTTCGAAGTTTCTTATGACTTCACGAATACCAGCTTCCATCTGCTGTTTGACAGCAGGGGTGAATAGCTCAAATAATTGATATCGAATACTGCAACCAATGTTTGACCTGAATGGTCGCTCATAGTAATCTGTTAAAATAAGCGACTTAACTGATTGACGAACAGCGTCTCTGTTTGTCTTTCTTGATAGCTCGCCTGTGACTGGGTGAGGTGTAAACCCTAGCGGAATATCACTGAATAAATCTTTCTTCTTTAACATATACGTTTTCTATTTATTAGGTGTTTTTAGACTCTTGTATTTCTTTTCGTCTATCTTTACACAGCTTTGATATTTCTGCTAATGCTTTTCTTGCTCTGGTTCCAGCTGCTTTATTGCCTTGACTGAACTTCTCATTCTCAGCATTATATAACTCAAACAAACTAATTAAATTATCATGTAACATAAAATAAACCTTGACTTGTAATTAAAACTCATGTATAATAGAGATGTCGCTTTATGGGATCTACGACCATGTAACTCACAATCCTTTAGGACTTCCCCATTGCCCTTTGATACTTTCTATTTATAACGTCTTTCAACCACCAGCGAAAACATTTGGCGAGCCTGCAGCAATTGATGTGCAAGTTGGATCACCGACTCTTCCGCATGGTATGCCATTTATATTGACGCTTCCAGATCCAGATCCAATTGGCACTGCATGTCCTGGACATGGAGATCCAGGAAGCAGATGACCAGTATTGCTGTCGCCTACTCTTGACACTGCAATACCATTAGCAAATACATTACCGCTTCCTGCTGCTTGAACCATACCTGAACAATGTACGACATTCGCATCACCTATTCTTGCGACTGCTGGCATTATTTTGTCTCCCTATTCATAAGTTGCTTTAGCTTACCTTCCCATTGAGCATTTAATCTATGTTCTTCCTCAGTATGTGGGGGTGGTATTATCTCTGGAATAAACTCTATTAAATTATCAAATGACCTTGGTATATCTTCAAATACACTATATGTCTCGACTATCCCTTTGTTTAAAATCACAAACTTATGCATTTAAATAACCAGTCAACCAACTTACAAACCCATTCATATCATTATTCACTTGTTGCGTTAATGTGAATGTTTGCGTCTGGCTAGTATTATATGTCACAGTTACAGTATATGATTTTGTTTTAAATGCGCTGTTATCAGTAACAAATTTTATAATGTCTTTGTTCGGTGGAACATTTCCAGTACCGTTCACAATTGTTGGCGTTTCTAATAAATCACTTGAACCTTTTGTGACATAATGCACTTGTTCATTAAATGCCGCATTATATTGTCCGCTAATCGTTGCGCCATTTAAAGTGATGCCAGAGTCTACACCAGTTCCGCTTATGACAACAGAATTAACTGTTTCTCCTAAACCACCTGTTGCGGTGACTGTTTGTGTAAAATTTGTATCTCGTGTTACCGCAGTCAAACCAGTAGCAGGCAAAGGCGATAATGTAATAGCCATTAGTTTAGATCAATCCTTCCTGCATCCATATCAATAGCAGAGCCGCCATTTATATCCATAGAAGCAGCAGATGTTTTCTGCTTTCCAGTATAATCTTCAGTCACACTACCGCCAACAGATTCGACTATGTTGTCAGTGATCTTTGTTGTTTTACTTTTGCTGTATGTTTCTACAACCTCACCGCCAATAGTTTCGTTCTTATCGCCTGTCACTTTAATGTTCCAGTCACCGCCAATAGTTGTATTGCAGTCTTGATCAATAAACAGATTACAAACACCTTTAATATGCACATCATTATTAGAGGCAACAATAGTATAATTGTTATTTACAATGTGCGTTACGCGATCACCGTTTGGGTGTACTTCATAAAACGTTCCGCTCTTATGACGTTCGCGTATTCTTTCTGCATCTGGAGTATCATCATATTCTTTAGTGTGACCAGACTCAGTTTCCATCACATGATTATATGGATACACGGCAGCATAA